TATGTTAAAGATGGACAGTTTGGAGTTAAAGGAGTAGGTTACCAAACTGAAGCTCCTGGTTTAGGTGAACCAAAAGAAGCAAAAGGTAAATTTAAATCCTCAGGATATGGTGATTTAAAAGAATCAGCTATACGTGCTTTAGTTTCAGAAATGATTAAAGAAGTATTATCTGAAGCTGATTTACCATCAGGTGTAACTGATAGAATTGCTAAAGGTGAAAAAGTAGATGATATTGCTGCTGATTTTCCTGATGTTGATAAAAAAGCTATAGAAAAAGCTTATGTTAAAAAATGGAATCCTAAATTTAAAGCTAATTTAAAAACAAGCGATAAGGGATAATATGAAACAGATACTTATTGAAACCCAAATATTCTCAGCTAAGCCTGTAAAGATAATTGAAGGTGCAGGTAATGGAAATTTACTTGTTAAAGGAATATTAGCTACAGCAGAAGTAAAAAACGGCAATGGCCGATATTACTCAAAGGACTTATGGGAAAGAGAAATTGATAAGTATATGGAAAATGTTAATGCTAATAGAGCATTAGGTGAATTAGACCACCCAGATTCTTCTATTATTAATTTAAAAAATGTATCTCATAACATTAAAAAAATATTTTGGGAACAAGATAATGTAATGGGAGTAATTGAAATCCTCCCAACCCCATCGGGTAATATATTAAAATCACTATTTGAAAATGGAATACCAGTAGGTGTATCATCTCGTGGTATGGGTTCACTTAAACAAATGGGTGAATTAATGGAAGTACAAGATGACTTCGAATTATTATGTTGGGACTTTGTTTCAACACCTTCAAACCCAGGCTCTTATATGAAAGCATTAAATGAAAGTAAAGGAGCTACACCAAGTAAATACTATAATGTAAACTCTATTATCACAGATATACTTTGTGCTAATGGAACTTGCCCAATATTTTAACCCCTCTTAAAATAGTATTTTAAGACTGATGCCTCACAAAAGTGAGGCATTTCTTTTTCAACAAAACGCGATTTTAAGAAATATTGATATATGTATATTCAAATATGCTACCCACATCTCTTATGTAGCATTATATTAAACAAAATCTATTACGTTTTTAATAAACGTATTTCCAAAACAAAAATTTATTTGAGGACAATGAACAGAGAAACGCTTAAACAAGCAATCGCTGAGGCTAAGACTATTAAAGAAACTGCTATCGCGAATGCAAAGTTAGCTCTTGAAGAAGCATTTACTCCCCAACTTACCGCTATGTTTGCTGAAAGGTTAAACGAGATGGATGAGGAAGAGAAAGAAGCTAAAGAGAGCATGGAAGAAAGGTACGGTATGGAAGAAGAAGGTATTGAAGAAACTTTCGATATTAATTCTATCCTAGCTGAGTTAGAAATGACAAGTGAAGGTGATGGAATGGAAGAAGAAGGCATGGAAGCAGGTATAGATGAAAATCTAATGCTTGAAGAAATGTCAGACGAAGACATTGAAGCACTTGTAGCTCAAGTCATTGATGACATGATCGCATCTGGTAAGTTAATGGCAGGTGAAGAAGCAGAAGAAGAAGACATGGAAGACATGGAAGACATGGGTGATGAAGATGAAGAAATTGATATCGACATCGAAGATGATGAAGAAAAAGATATCGACGAAACAATCGCTGAAATTCTCGCTGAAATGGAAGGAGAAACAGCAATAAATGAGTCTGATGCTTCTGAGCTTCTTATTCAATTTGCAAAGTACGTATCATCAGGTGACATGACAGCCGCTGGAAATACACTTGATACTATATTATCATCAGCTGGTACTGGTATAGCTGCTGGTATACTTGGAGTTGGAGGTTCATCAATTGCTTTCTTTAAAGCTTTAAAAAGCTATCTTAAAGATAGGAAAGCTGAAACAAATGAGGCAAATGAAATGGAAGAAACAATTAACGAATTGAGAAATGAGTTAAACGAAGTAAATCTATTAAATGCTAAATTACTTTACACCAACAAAATCTTCAAAGCTAAAAATCTTACCGAATCAGACAAAGTAAAGGTTTTAAACGCATTTGACAAAGCAGAAAATGTTAAAGGAGTTAAACTCGTATATGAAACATTAACTGAGAGTTTAAAAGCAACTTCGATTGTTAAAAAATCTCAAGTTAGAGAATCATTAGGATCAGCTTCTAGAGCAATTACTCCTGCTACCCCAAAACAACCAATAATTGAGTCAAACGAAGCATTTGCTCGTATGCAAAGATTAGCTGGTATTAAAAAGTAACAAAAACCAAAAAAACAATTTTAAACAAATTATGGACACAATTCAATCATTAGTCGAGTCCGCAAACCCTTGGAGATCACTACAAAGTGATGCTGCCCGTTTAGCTAATAAATGGAGCAAAACAGGTCTTCTAGAAGGTTTAGGCGAAGACGTAAACAAAAACAACATGGCTTTGATGTTGGAAAACCAAGCAAAGCAACTAGTAGTTGAGACTTCTTCAACAGGTACTCAATCTACATTCACATCAGGTACAAACGGTGAAAACTGGGCTGGTATCGCATTACCTTTAGTACGTAAGGTATTTGGTCAAATCGCAGCGAAGGAATTCGTTAGCGTTCAACCAATGAACTTACCTTCAGGTCTTGTATTCTTCCTAGATTTCCAATATGGTACTGATAAGAATCCATTCAATGCAGGTGGTTCTATGTATGGTAATCGTAACGCAAGCGGTCAATACCCATTCGCTACCCCAGCACCTGAAGGTGGTTTGTATGGTGTAGGTCGTTTTGCTTACTCTACTAACCAATTCTCATCTTCATTAACAATAACTACTGCTTCTGTTACTTCAGGTTCATGGGCAGATACAGGGTATAATTCAGATTTATCTGCTTCTGCTGCTGCAGGTCAAATTAAGAAATTTACTTTAAACGCTTTAGGTCCTGTATCAGGTACTTTAGATCCAGATGGAGTTCGTGCGTTTGTATTAGTATCAGGTTCAAGCATTTCAGGTAGCATCATTACTGTAGCTGATAATTTCCAAGCTTACACTTCATTTACTTCAGGAACAACTCTTACATTCTATGTAACAGCTTCAACTGCTGAGATTGCAGAAACTGGACCTTACACTTTATACTACAATAAGAAAACAGCTGATAACGCTCGTGGTGATTTTGAAGATCCAACAACAAGCGGTTTACCAACTGTTTCTACTCCTAACGCTCAAAGTGCAACTTCAATTTCTATCCCAGAAATTAACATCAGTATGCAATCACAAGCGATTACAGCTAAGACTAAAAAGTTAAAAGCAGTTTGGACTCCTGAGTTCGCTCAAGATTTGAACGCTTACCAAAACTTGGATGCTGAAGCTGAATTGACAAACATGATGTCTGAGTATATTTCATTAGAAATTGACTTAGAAATTCTTGATATGTTGATTGAAGATGCTGCTGCAGGTACTGAGTACTGGAGTGCTGTTAACAACGTTACAGCTACAGCTACACAGGCTCCAACAGCTAGCTTAGGATTCTTTAATACACAAGGTGCTTGGTTCCAAACACTTGGTACTAAAGTAAACAAGATCAGCAATAAAATTCACCAATTAACCCTTCGTGGTGGTGCTAATTTCATGGTAGTGTCTCCAACAGTATCAACAATCCTAGAGTCAATCCCAGGATTCGCTGCTAATGCTAACGGTGCTGAAGATATGGAATATGCATTTGGTGTACAAAAAGCAGGTCAATTTAACAGCCGTTACACTGTTTATAAGAACCCTTACATGACTGAAAATACTATCTTAGTAGGTTTCCGTGGTAAGCAATTCTTAGAAGCAGGCGCTGTGTTTGCTCCTTATATTCCGTTGATCATGACTCCTCTTATCTACGATCCAAACACCTTCACTCCACGTAAAGGTCTGTTAACTCGTTTCGCTAAGAAGATGTTACGTCCTGAATTCTATGGTAAGATTTACATCAGTGGTCTAAACACTCTGTAATCTATCCTAAGGATATAATCTAAAATTAAGCCCAGAGAAATCTGGGCTTTTTTTATCCTTTTTAATATTTATCAACAAAAATAAGTTTATGACAGATTTCAACAGAAGTGAAGAGGCACAAAATATCTTCAAAGAAAAGAGGAAGCCTAAAAATCCAATTACATTCAAAATTCAATTAAATGAAGAACAGAAATCAGCTAAGCAATTAATTTTAGAAAGCCCAGTCACATTATTAAAAGGAATGGCTGGTAGTGGTAAAACACTTGTAGCATGTCAAGTGGCTTTAGATATGGTCTTTAAAAAAGATGTTGAGAGAATTATTATCACTCGACCTACAGTAGCTAAAGAAGAAATAGGTTTCCTACCAGGTGACTTAAAAGAAAAAATGGATCCTTGGTTAGCTCCTATCTATGCTAATTTATACATGTTATATGATAAAGAAAAAGTAGATAAGTTAATTAAAGATAATGTTATTGAAATTGTACCTTTTGCATTTATGAGAGGTAGAACATTCCCTAACTCATTTGTAATAGTAGATGAATGTCAAAATATCACTCATGGACAAACTGAAATGATTTTAGGTCGTTTAGGTAAAGGTGGTAAAATGGTATTTTGTGGAGATATAACTCAAACAGATTTAAAAACAAGAAAAGATAGTGGTATTGGATTCTTTACTCGTTTAGAAGAAAATATTAAAGGAGTAAGTATATTTACTTTAAAAACAAACCACCGTCATGAAATTGTAGAACCAATTCTTAAACTATACTCAGACTATAGGGATTAATATTTATAATTAAAACACAGACATGAATATTCCTATTTGGCCAGGATCTAGCTCTTTTGCCGCTTATTCAGCTTCATATTATAATACTCCATCAACAGGTAGTTCTCCTACCCCGTTTGGATTTTATGATAATGATGCTCAATTTAAAACTGATGCTAATAGAGTAGCTAATTTTTGTGCTAGAAGATTAGGTTATCCTATTACAGATATTGAATTACAAGATATAAACTTTTGGGCAGCATTTGAAGAAGCTACTACTGTCTATGGTAATGAATTATATGCTTACCAAGTAAGAGATAATATGCTCACTCTAGAAGGAGCACCAACTGCTACTTCTATTAATAATACTATTATAACTCCTAACTTAGGATATATAATTAAATTATCTCAACAATATGGAGAGGAAGCAGGTGTAGGAGGAAATGTTACTTGGTATAGTGGCTCATTAACTTTAAATTCAGGTCAACAAACCTATGATATGAAAGAGTGGGCTATAAGCCAAAGCATATCAGGTGGTATTGAAATTAAAAGAGTATTTTATCAAGACACCCCTGCTATTAATCAGATGTATGCTCCATTTGGAGGATTTGCTGGTTTAGGAGGTGTACCTGCTGCTGGTTTATATGGTGGTATGTACGGAGGAGGATATGGTGGAGGATATTTAATGATGCCTGTTGCTTATGACGCCGGTGTGATTCAAGGTATAGAATTAAGTAATACAATTCGTTTATCTCAATATACATTTGAGATTATAAACAATAACTTAACAATATTCCCTATACCCTCAGATAATGATTCTAGACAAGGATATTTGTGGTTTGAATATATTAAAGTAACAGACCGAATAAATAATAGTATAAGTCAAGTTGGTAGCGGAAGTATAACAAATGTATCAAATGTCCCATATACTAATCCTGTTTATACACAAATTAATTCAATTGGGCGACAATGGATATTTGAATATACTTTAGCATTAGTTAAAGAAATATTAGGATATAACAGAGGTAAATATAGCACTGTTCCTATACCTGATCAAAATGTAACATTAAATCAAGCTGACTTACTATCAGCTGCTACTGCTGAGAAAAACGCTTTAATTGAAAGATTAAGAGCATATTTTGATGAAACTTCTAAACAAGCATTACTTGAAAGAAGATCATTAGAATCTGATTATAGAAATAAAGAAATAGCTAATGTACCAATGGTAATATTTGTAGGATAATATGGCACTTTTTGGAAGAGCAAGAGACATATCAATGTTTAGACATCTTAACAGAGAATTGTTAGGGGATATTATTACCCAACAATGTGCTTTGTACAAATATGTTTTAGATAAAACTATAGTAAACATGTATGGTGAAGCATCAGGAGGTAAATTCTATGATGAACCTGTACTATTAAATTCTTTAATTACTATTGAACAAAAAACAGATGGTACAAGTGAATTTGGGGTTGACTTTAATTGGAGTATTAAAGTAGCATTTTTAAGAGATGATTTAGTAGATGCTAATATAGTACCTCAAATTGGAGATATTATTCTATATCAAGAAAGTTATTTTGAAGTAGATAATACTTATGATACTCAATATTTTGTAGGTAAAGATCCTGATTATCCATATGCTACTAATCCATTAAACCCAGGACTAGATCAATTTGGTTATAATGTTAGTGTAATATGTGAAACTCACTATGTACCTGCTGATAGAGTAAATATAGTTAAACAAAGATTATAATGGCTAGAGGAAGAAAACCAATACCAAAAACACAAAGAGAAATAAGTGAATCTCTACAAGAGCCGTTTGTACCTCCTGTAGGGGCTCCTGGTTTTCAATCTACTGGTAATCCAAATAATGCAAATGGGGTTAATAGAGCAGAACAGACTTCTTTTAAGGATGATACTGTTAAACCTTTATCTATAGGAATTCAAGATTTAGATGAATCTGTAATGTATTATTTTCAAAATGTTATTAAACCTTTTGTAATACAAAACGGAGAAAGAATAGCTGTACCTATTATCTATGGTTCACCTGAGAAATGGAAATCATTTCAAAAGGATGGATATTATAGAGATTTAAATGGAAGAATGATGGCTCCTCTTATTATGTTTAAGAAAAATAATATTGAGAAAGTTAGAAATTTAACTAATAAATTAGATGCTAATTCTCCTAATAACATTGCAGTATATGGAAAAAGATATAGTAAACAAAATGAATATAGTAAATTTAACATTTTAAATAATGTTAAAAAAGAACAAACATATTATGCTACTGTAGTTCCTGATTATTTAAATATAACTTATGACTGTGTGATATTTACTTATTATAATGATCAGTTAAATAAAATAATAGAGGCTTTAGAATATGCTTCTGATGCTTATTGGGGTGATCCAGAACGTTTTAAATTTAAAGCAACTATAAGTTCATTCTCACCAACAACAGAATTATCAGATAGTCAAGAACGTGTTGTAAGATGTGCTTTAAGTATAACTTTATATGGTTATATTATACCTGAAATCCCTCAAAAAGATTTAAATGCGGTAAGAAAATTCTCTAACAAAAATAAATTAACTTTTACTTTAGAAACTGCTACTGGTGATTCTGAGGTATTTAATACAACAGTAGAAAGAGCATCAACACAAGGAGGTGGATTATCAAGTATAATAGATTCTCCAAATATTGTAAATAATATAACTCAAGGTGGAGGAGTGGATACAAATACTTTAATTTATTTAAATACAAATAAAGCTTTACAAGCCACAACAGTTAGTGCCCCAAATGTAGCAACATTCCCTTCAACTTTCTTAGTAGCGCCAACAGGATTACCACCTACAAATTCAAATTCATTTTCATTTTATGTTAATGGACAATTAATAGAACCTAATGCTATAACATCATTTGTAGAAGTTAGTGGAAATAGTGTGTTAACAGTTAATACTAGTAACTTAGGATTTGTACTACAATCAACAGATGAGGTAGTAGCAATAGGTAAATTTGCATAACAATGAGTATAATAAGAAGAGAACAATTAGTAACACCTTTATCAGCGTCATATGCAGCTACTGCTTCTATAGCAACATCAGCTTCATATGCTGCTACAGCTTCATATGCTGAAAATGCAGGTGTAAGTATTAATACAGGTAGCTTTGTTACTACTTCTAGTTTTAACGCGTATACAGCGAGTATAAACAGCTTTACCTCTAGTATTAACATATTTACCGCCTCTTATAGTACAGGCAGTTTTACGGGCAGTTTTATTGGTAGTTTAATAGGAACAAGTAGTTGGGCTGTAAGTGCTTCTCAAGCGATATCTGCTTCTTTTTATCAAGAAACAGATCCTATATTTACAGCGGTGTCAGGAACATTTGTTACAACTTCAAGTTTTAATAATTTTACATCTTCTTATAACACTGGATCATTTACAGGATCTTTTACAGGATCATTACAAGGAACAGCAACTACAGCCTCATTTTATCAAGAAACAGATCCTGTATTTGTAGCAAAATCAGCCTCACTTGCTACAACCGGCTCAAATATTTTTATAGGTAATCAAACTATAACTGGTTCATTAACAATAACAAACAACATTACAGTATTAGGATCTGCTTCTATACAATATATCTCAGAATCAACTCTTAACATTGGTACAAACTTAATTACAGTTAATACTAATACTCCAAGTGTAAGATTTGGTGGGTTAGCAGTTATAGATTCAGGCTCTTCACCTTTAACATCAGCCTCATTCTTATATGATTCTGTACAAGATGAATTTATTTTTGTACATAAAGGAGATGGTACTAATATTACATCTTCACATTTTGTTTTAGGACCTGAAACTTATAATAGTTTAGGTAATGAGACTTATCTAACAGCTAATAGAATACCTAAAGGTAAAGGCAATGAACATTTAAATGATAGTAATATATCAGATAATGGTAGTTTAGTTAGTATTAATAGTAACACTAACATTACAGGTAGTTTAACAGTTACTGGTAGTTTATTTGTATCTAATAGCATTGATTCTAATAGGAGCACTTTATTAAGTGATAATAGTGTAGATAGTCTAAATTGGGAAAATAGAGTTTTATTTGATAACGATGGTAATCAAAGTGCAGATTGGAAACAGAGATATTTATTAGATAGTGTTGAGGGTGTTAGTATAGATTGGGATAGTAGAAAATTATATGATTCAAGTGGAAATGAAGTTTTAGGATGGAGTGACCTAAGTACAGCTCAATTTTATGGCACTGCTTCTTATGCTAACTCAGCTCAATCTGCTTCTTTTTCTACAACATCATCTTTTGCTATAACATCATCCTTTGTTCAATTAGCTCAATCTGCTAGCCTAGTTAATGTTATTAGAGGAGTTGTACCTGCTAGTAGTAGATCATATGTTCCATTTGTAGAAAATTACTCACCAGGACCAGGAACATATGAACAACTTTATACAAACAGTGGAGCAGTTTATTTATCAGGTTCAATATTATACGCTAATAATATTAATTCTTCATTTACTGGTTCATTATTAGGAACAGCATCTTTTGCCACCACAGCCTCATATATCAATCCTACTTTTATATCCGCTTCAGCTGCAGCTAGTGGATTTGGTTCTGGAGGTGGTGGTGGAGTAACAGTATCTACATCATCTATTGTACTAACATTAGATGGATTAGGAGGAACTGTGACTACAGGATCAAAAGGATATATTCGTGTACCATTTGATTTTATAATTAATTCATGGTCAATTATAGCAGTACCAGCAGGTACTATAACATTTGATGTTTGGAAAGCAAATAACACAGTACCAACTGTTGCTAATACTATATGTGGTGGAAACTTTCCATCAGCATCTTCACCAAATACATTTACTACTAGTTCAAATATTACTAGTTGGACATCAGGTGGATTAGCTGGTGATATAATAGGATGGAATCTAGCTTCTGCTTCAAATGCTTCATTTGTTACATTTCAATTAAATACAACAAGAACTTTATAATTATGGCTACACAAATTACAATATTAGACAAATTTAGATACGAAGATAATCTAGTTACACAAGTACAATATGATTTTGATGTTGAAATTAATGACTCAATAATTGTGAGTATATATCATTTTAGACCAAAAACAGAACTAGAAGTAGAACAAAGTATTATTAATAGAGGTGAGTCTGAAAAAGCAAAAATTATGGCTCAAAATTTAATAGATCAAATTTTACCAAACATCAATGTATAATTAAGTTATGGCTAATAGGTATTGGGTTGGGGTCACAAATCAAAACTGGAATAATACAGGAAATTGGTCTGCTACATCAGGTGGTGGAAGTGGGGCTTCCTTCCCTACAGTAGCTGATGATGTTTTCTTTGATGCTAATTCAAATTTAGCAGTTAATAAAAATGTTAATATAAATGTTGCTTCTGCTTGTCGAAGAATAGATTTTAAAGTATATACTGGAGCTGTTACTATGAGTAACTCACTTACTGTAGGAGCAAATGCTGCTGGTGTCACAGGTTCAGTAGAATTAGGATCAGGAATGTCTATTGTAGGTAGTGGTACTTTGCAAACTCGTACAAATACATGGTTTCAATTTATTCCAAATGGAAAACATTGGCCTAATGCTTTAGGGTTAAATAATCAATATACTGTTGCTAATTCAAATTTAATCATAAGTGGTAGTGATTTAGTAGTTAGTGGTACATTAACATTACATAGTAATAATACTAATGCTTCTGATTTAAATATTTACTCAGGTGGTTCAGGTGGGCCTTTTAATATAATAGTAAGTGGTTCTTTTATTGATAACTGTGATTCCAATGATGATATAATTTCATTCGGCCCTAAATTAATATTTAAAGGCCCAGGTACTTGGAGTAATCCTAATACTACTAACCATGCTCTTTTTATGCCTGTAGATATAGATACAGGACCGAGTACTTTAACTATAAGCACAGTAGCACATGGTGGTAATTTGACATATCTTTCTGGTACTGTTAACTGTACTGGGACTTATATTACTCGTGGTGGTACAGGAACATATACATTAAGTACCAGTGGTAGTACTAGTCCGTTAGCTACAACTTCAAGTAATAGTGGTATTAATTTTAATAATATACAATTTAGAACATTTTCTAATGGTGTTCCTGCATATTCACTACCTAATCCTATGTGTGTTGTAGGTACATTATTAACTCGAGACACTACCGGAGCAGTATCAAATATAAATGCTTATATTTATCTTAATACGGCATCTGTATATTTAAACGGTATTTTAGATCATGGAACAAGAAGATTAGAAGGAACATCAAAACTAATATTTCAATCTCCAACAACAGGAATTTGGAGAGATACAGGATTAACAGCTGGGACAACTAATGGTCGTGTTGGTGTAGGTATGGATATAGATATAGCGTGTTCTGGAAGTTTAATTATAACTGGATCTGTAGCTTATGGAGGTTCAAATAACCCTTCTACATTACAATACATAACTGGTAGTGTAATTACATCTGGTTCAACACTAGTTTTTGGTACAGCTGATAACACTACAATAATAAGTTGCTCTAATGTAGTATGGAATAACATGCAGATAGGTGTTACTAACCAGATAAATGGAGTGGGAGTAACTTTTAATGGTGATCATACATTTACTGGGAGTTTTATATACACCTCATCTTTGAATTCTAATGTTACTATTAATGGTTCAAATATTTATTTTGGAAGGAACATATCTTTTCCAACACTTACAACACAAAATATACTAGGTACAGCTACATTTGTGACTACAGGTCCAGGAACAATGTCTATGAATCCAGCTGTGACAACTGGGACTTTTAGAAATAATCTTGTATTTAATAATGGAGCTAACACTTTTGGAATATCAGGTAGTTTTAGATATCAAGGTGGAACAATAACTTATACAAGTGGTATAATAGATACTACAACATTTGCATCTAACTTAATACTACCAGCAGCAGCAAGTTTTAATACAAATGGAATGTCATGGTATGATATAACAATATCAAATACTGCTACTCATACTTTAAACTCAGAATTAACAGTTAATGATGCTCTAACAATACAAGGTGTGAATACAACATTTGCTGGTGCTGGAGGATTTAATGTATCTAGTTTTATAGGAACATTACCTGCTGCTAGTCGTATAATAACTTTTGATGATACGGCTACTGATTTTATAATAAGAGATAATTTAAACTTTTCAACAACTCCTAGTATAACATATACACTTACATCAGATGATACTGTTAACAGAGCTTATCTTACTTTTCGAACATCATCTACAAGTACAACAGCTTATGTGAATCCAATCAGAATAGATAGTAGTAGAGGTAGAACAGTATTATCACCTAGTAGTTCTTTAACAGATACTATCAACTGGTCATTAGGAAGAACACTCCCACAATCATTTATTTTAGATTAAATTTAAATATTTATAAATAAAACACATGCCATTAATTTTAAGATCAGTTAAAGGTTCAAAATTATCTATCCCTGAGATGGATGGTAACCTTACATATTTAGCTTCAACTTTATCAGGTTCAGTAATACAAGTTACAGGTTCATTAATAAATGCTTCTAATACTCCAATTACTGCTTTATCTTTTTCAGGTGATGGAAGTCAATTAATAAATGTAACAGCATCATATATAACATCTTCTAATGTTTATGGTCCAAATGGAGCTAATAGTATATTAAGTTCATCTTATGCTTTAAGTGCTTCTCAAGCTGTGAGTAGTTCTTTTGCTGTAAGTTCTTCATACACGGTAAGTAGTTCTTTTGCTGTAAGTTCATCTTATGCTTTAAGTGCTTCATATGTAAATCCACTTAACCAAAATGTTCAAATTACGGGCTCATTATTAATATCAACAGGAAGTTTTATAATAAGTACAGGTTCATTAAAACAATCAACAGCAGCTTATTATGTTACTGATGTAACTACAGGAGCAGCATCTGATATTTATTTTAATCTAAAAGATCATGATATTCAATTTATAGGAGTAAATAAAACATTTAATGGTGGAGGACCTACTGCTTCATTGCCTCTTTTATCTCAAAATGTTGGTAGAACTTTTCAAATAACTAATACTTACGGAAGTCAATTACATATTAGTAAATCTGTTTCTGATGGTTTATCTAATTTAAAAGATACATCAGTGGATGTAGGAGGAGTAGATATCCCATCAGGTGAAACTTTTAGATTTACAGCTTCACCAACTACAACAGGATATTGGTATTATGAAAATTTAAATATTGTAACTTCATCTTCATATGCTTTAAGTAGTTCATTTGCAACAACAGCATCTTATGCTAATACTATTAATCCTATTCAAACTTCTAGTATACAATTAAGTGGTTCATTAACAATAAATGGACAATTAATAGTAGGAGGAAATACTATAACAGCAGCATCAGTAGGAGGCTCAGATACTCAAATCCAGTTTAATAGTGGAAGTGTATTTGCTGGATTAGCAAGTTTAGCTTTTATATATCAAAGTCAATCTTTACAACAAGGTAACTCAACAATTGCAAATGGTCTTTATTCACATGCTGAGGGACAGCAAACTGAAACATCAGGATTTTATTCTCATGCTGAAGGATATCAAACTCTAGCATCAGGATCACACTCACATGCTGAAGGTGATCGAACTCTAGCATCAGGATCATACTCACATGCTGAAGGTCGTCAAACAACTGCTAGTGGTAATGCAAGTCATGCTGAAGGTCGTCAAACTCTAGCATCAGGACCATGGTCACATGCTGAAGGATATCAGACCATAGCATTAGGTTCATACACACACGCTAAAGGTTTCTTAACTGTAGCTTTAGGTAATTATTCACATACCGAAGGAAATCAAACTGTAGCATCAGGAGCATATTCACATGCTGAAGGATATTTAACTACAACAAGAAATCAATATTCACATGCTGAAGGAGCTGTGACATATGCTCTTCAAGAACATTCACACGCCGAAGGTTATGGTACAAGAGCTGATGGAATAGGTGCTCATGCTGAAGGTCAATCTACATACGCTTCTGGTCAATATTCACATACTGAGGGATATTTAACTTCAGCCTCAGGATTTGGCTCTCATGCTGAAGGTCAATTCACACATGCTTCTGGTGGTCTATCACATGCTGAGGGAACATTCACTGAAGCTCTTGGTGAGTTTTCACATGCTGAAGGAGCTTATAATGTAGCCTTGGGAACTAATGCTCATGCTGAAGGTATTTACACAATAGCATCAGGTAATACTAGTCACGCTGAAGGTAGTGGTTCTCAAGCATTAGGAGCAAGTTCTCATGCTGAGGGTTATTTAACTATAGCATCTGGTTCTTCTTCTCATACTGAAGGACAAGAAACAATAGCTTCGGGTTCTTTTTCTCATGCTGAAGGATATCTAACAATAGCCTCAGGTTCATATTCACATGCCGAAGGAGTAGGTAGTAAAGCTATAGGTGAATCTTCACATGCTGAAGGAAAGAGTACTATATCATTAGGTGATTATTCTCACGCTGAAGGCCAAACTACTATCGCTTATGATCTTGGATCACATGCTGAAGGCTTAAAAACATTAGCATTAGGTCAGTTTTCACATACTGAAGGATATTTAACTACAGCCTCAGGACTTTATTCTCATGCTGAAGGTTCAGGAAGTATATCATTAGGTATGGCTTCTTACGCTGGAGGAAACCGAACTATAGCATCTGGATCTCATCAAACAGTAGTAGGTACACTTAATGCTCAAGGAGACACTACAAGTTATTTTATTGTGGGAGGAGGAAATAAAAGTACTGGGGCTAGAAAAGATGCTTTTAAAGTAACACATAGTTCATCTATTATGGTAGCTACTCAAAGTTCTGCTCCTGGATGGGTAGGGATTGAAGGTGAGATGGTACCTGCGAATAATGGAGGCAGTTATTATATTTATACTTATATAGGTGGAGCATGGAGATCAGCTTCATTATCTTAATAAAAAATAAAAAATGGAAACAAAAGTTTTAACACAAGAAGAAATTACTAGTTTAAAAGAAATTCAAAGTAAAAGAATTTATTTAACTGAGCAGTTTGGAGTTTTAGAAGTACAATACGAGACTCAAAAACAATCACTAACAAGTGAACTATATACTTTACTAAAACAAGAAGAACAAATAGGATCCCAATTACAAGAAAAGTATGGAAGTGGTACTATTAATTTAGATGAAGGAAAATTTATAAGTGATTAGTTTTGACATATTTTAAGATATTTATAAACAAACAAAATCAATTTAAAATAACATGGCAGAAACTTTAATATCACCTGGTGTATTAGCAAGAGAAAATGATACATCATTTGTTACCGCCCAACCAATAACTGTAGGAGCAGCTATCATAGGTCCAACAGTAAAAGGTCCTGTTGAAATACCTACTATTGTATCTTCATATAGTGAATATGTGAATACATTTGGTGACGTTCTTACAAGTGGTAGTGATACTTATTCTTATTTCACTTCTATAGCGGCTTATAATTACTTTGTTAATGGTGGTGAAACACTATTAGTAGCAAGAGTAGTATCAAGTTCAACAGATTACACCTCAGCTATTAGTACAGCTATTAGCGGAAGTCCACAAGCTGCTTCTCAACCAGCTTTTGTATTAGAAACAATTTCTAAAGGTGTAATAACAAATAGTACAAGTACTCAAGACTCAAAAGGAGCTTTACCTAGTGGATCTGTAAATAACATTCGTTGGCAGATTGTTAATCCAAACACATCTTCAGGTACATTTAACCTATTAGTAAGACAAGGTAACGATACAACAAATTCAAATATTGTATTAGAGACATGGACTAACTTATCATTAGACCCACAAGCTTCTAATTATGTAGCTAAAGTAATTGGAGACTATACTTACAATTATAATCCAAGTACAGTACAAATTGAAATATCAGGTTCTTATCCTAATGCTTCAAAATATATTAGAGTAAAATCAGTTAATTTACCTACTCCAGGATATTTTACAAACTCAGGAACAGCTAAACCTCAATACACTTCTTCTATTCCAATAGCAGCAAGTGGAACATTTGGTGGTGCTGAAGGTGATGTAAAAGGAGGAGCTAATTTTTATGAAAATATTAATAGTTCAAATACTCAAGGTTTAATAGCAGCTAACTATACAAATATGGTTAATTTGTTATCAAATCAAGATGACTATAGATTTAATGCTTTATTCACTCCTGGTTTATATAGTGCAGATTATTCTTCTATAATATCAAGTATTATTACTAATACACAAAATAGAGGAGATAATATCTATGTAATGGATTTAGTACCTTATAGTACAACTACTGCAACCACAGTAATAAATGAGGCTGCTAATTATGATACTTCATATGCTGCTACTTACTGGCCTTGGTGCCAAATTAAAGACCCAGGAACAGGTAAGAATGTTTGGGTTCCAGCTTCAACAATGATAGCGGGAGTTTACGCTTATAATGATAAAGTAGCAGCTACTTGGTTCGCACCAGCAGGTATAAACAGAGGAGGATTATCAACAGTAATCAGAGCAGCTCAAAAATTACCTCAATCATCTCGTGATGTATTATATGATGGTAAAGTAAATCCAATAGCAACATTCCCAGGTACTGGAACTGTAGTGTATGGTCAAAAGACATTACAAGTAAATTCATCAGCCCTTGATCGTGTAAATGTTAGAAGATTATTAATCACACTTAAGTCTTATATCTCTCAAGTTGCAAATAACTTAGTATTCGAACAAAATACTAATGCAACAAGAAATCAATTCTTAAACCAAGTTAATCCATATCTTGAAACAGTACAACAAAAACAAGGTTTATATGCTTTCAGAGTAGTAATGGATGATACTAATAATACAGCAGATGTAATAGATAGAAACCAATTAATAGGTCAAATTTATCTACAACCAACTAAAACAGCTGAATTTATTTATCTAGACTTCAACATTACACCTACAGGAGCTACTTTCCCAGTGTAAGGATTAGACATATAGATATTTATAATAAAATAAAGAAAATAAAATGGCAATATTAGACGCAAACGAAATATTTTTCACAGCCTTTGAACCAAAACAGGCTAATAGATTCATCATGTATATGGATGGTGTTCCTAGCTACCTTATCAAAGGTGTAAACGCAGTCACATTATCTCAAGGTGAAGTAATATTAAACCACATTAACGTTTATCGTAAAGTTAAAGGTAAAACTACTTGGGGAGATATACAAATGACACTATTTGATCCAATTACTCCTTCTGGTGCTCAATCAGTAATGGAATGGGTTCGTTTACACCATGAATCAGTAACAGGTAGAGATGGATATTCTGATTTCTATAAAAAGGATTTAGTAATCGATGTTTTAGGCCCTGTAGGTGATATTGTAGGTGAATGGATTATCAAAGGCGCATACATTAAAGAAGCTAATTTTGGTGATTATAACTGGGATACAGAAAACCAAGCAGTTAACATCACAATGACAGTAGCAATGGATTATTGCGTATTAAATTTCTAAAATTAAATATTTTAAAAGAGTCCGCCTTTTGGCGGACTTCTTTTTTCTCTACATATTTATAAACAAAAAGTTATTATAAATGGAAAACCAGTTTACAACACCAACAGAAATCGTTGATTTACCTTCAAAAGGTTTAGTCTACCCAGAATCAAATCCTCTATCAAGTGGGAAAATAGAAATGAAATATATGACGGCTAAGGAAGAAGATATTCTAACTAACCAAAATTATATTAGTAAAGGCACCGTATTAGATGAGTTAATCAAATCGCTTATTGTAAGCGATGTAAAGTATGAAGATCTAATAGTAGGTGATAAAAACGCCTTATTAGTAGCAGCTCGTATTTTAGGATATGGTAAAGATTATAAATTTGAATGGGGTGGAGAAGAATATAATATTGATTTAACTACAATAGAAGATAAACCAATAAATGAAAAACTATTTATTAAAGGTAAAAATGAGTTTTCTTTTACTCTCCCATCTACAGGTTTAGAAATTACTTTTAAACTATTAACAGGAGCAGATGAGAAAAAAATCAATGCTGAGTTAGAAGGTTTAAAGAAAATAAATAAAAATATTTCTCCTGAGTTGTCTACTCGTTTAAAATATATGATTACTTCAATTGGAGGTAATAGAGAAGCAAAAGACATTCGTCAATTTGTTGATAACCAATTATTAGCTAGAGACTCTCGTGCATTACGTGAGTACATAAAGGAGGTGCAGCCAGACGTTGATCTGACCTTTTTTCCCGACGGAAGCGACTCAAAAGTTTCAATTCCAGTTGGACTTAGCTTTTTTTGGCCTGACTTCTGAGATAACACCTCAGTATAGATCTAATTTATTTACTCAAATTCATGAAATAGTTTTTCATGGTCAAGGTGGCTATGATTGGGGAACAGTCTACAATATGCCTATTTGGTTACGTAAGTTTACTTATCATAAATTAAAAGAATATTATGATAAACAAAACTCACAAAACAATGAAGATTTAGGTTCTCAAACTCAAAAAGTTAAGGATGGTAAAATAGAATTACCTTCTCACTTTAAAGGTCAAACAGGTAAACGAGCACCTAAATATTAATTCCTTAGTCCTTTAATATTTATAGTATATAAGTAAACATATGGCTAGTAATCAATTATCAGCTGCAGAATTAGCAGAATTAGTACAATATTATAAACAGATTGAAAATTTAAGTCAATCTGCAGCTACGAACGCTGCTAATTTAGCTCAACAACAAGGCAATGCTCGTATCCAATTAGAGCGTTTACGTAGAGAATATCAAGATTGGACAAGTGATATTGATAGTTCATTACAAAGTTTTAAAGAAATATCATCTGAACTTAATAAATTTAAAACAGGAATAAATGATTCTAAAAAATCTTACTCAAATTTAGAATCATTAGCTCAAAAACTTCAATATCATCAAAAAGGTATATCTACTTTATCATCTAGAGAATTAAGTAATCTTCAAAAGAAAGCTAAACAACAAATCAAGAATTTAGAAACTTCCCAAAATACATTAACAAATGATAGAACTCGATTACTAGAAGAACAAAGAAGATATGAAAATATTATATACCAAAAAGAAATATTAGGTCAATCTACTGATAGAGAATATAAAAAATTAATTGAAATTGAAAGTACTCTTAGTCAAATTAGTAAATCATATGCTTTAAATCAAGAACTTTTAGATAGTGAAAATCAATCTTTAGAACATACTTTAGCAACAATATCTGAAACATTAAAAAAACAGAAGGCAATTGAAAAATCTATGGGTCTTACTGGGGCTTTAATGAAAGGTATAAGTAAAATTCCGTTTTTAGGAGACTTACCAGGAATGAGAGAAGTATTAGGTGAAGTTGAGGTTGAAATAAGCGCGATCCAAAAAAATACAGGTAAAACGGTCTCTAGAACTGAGGCTATGGGAATGGCTTTTAAAAAGATGGGACCTGTTATTAAAGATGCTTTTACAGATCCTTTAGTAACTATTGGATTATTAGTTAAAGGTTTTAAAATGTTCTTAGAGTTAGGATTTGCTGTTGATAAACAAGTAACAGAAATGAGTAAATCTATGGCTGTTTCTAAAGATGTAGCGGCTTTAACTCGAGATAGATTTGTTGAGATACAAAGTTCAAGTAATAATCTTTTAGAAACAACTAATAATTTAGTTGATGCACAAGGACAATTAGCTAAATCTTTTGGTACTACTTTAGGATTTACAGATGCTCAATTAAAAGATCAAATAATGTTAACCAAACAAGTTGGTCTTGAAGAAGAATCAGCAGCTGGTTTACAACAATTAGCTTTAGCAAATGGACAATCAGCTAATGACATTTTAAAATCTACAGTTAAACAAACTGCTGCTTTAGCTAGACAAACAGGTGTTCAATTAGATAATAGAAAAGTATTAACAGAAGTAGCAAAAGTATCAGGACAATTAAGATTACAATATCAAAATAATCCTGAGTTAATAGCTAAGGCAGTTATACAAACTCAAAAATTAGGTATTAGCTTTGAAACAGCTAAAAATATGGCTAATAAATTATTAGATTTTGAAAATTCTATCTCTAGTGAATTAGAAGCAGAATTATTAACAGGTAAACAACTTAATTTAGAAGAAGCTAGATTATTAGCATTACAAGGTAAATCTGCTGAAGCTGCTGCTTTAATAGCAGAACAAGTAGGTAGTGCTGCTGAATTCTCAGAACTAAATGTTATAGCTCAACAATCATTAGCTGAGGCTGCTGGAATGAGTGCTGATGAATTAGCTAATTCATTAGTATACCAAGAAAATTTAGCGGAATTAGGTAGTCAAGCTAAACAACAAATTGAAGAACAAGTTCAAAAATTAAAAGATCAAGGTAAAACAGAAGAAGCTAACCAGTTGATGAGATCAATAGGAAATGCTGATTCTGCTGAAGCAGCTTTAAAAGAATTAGATGCTCAAAATACATTTAATGCTGCTGTTGATAAATTAAAAGGTATGCTATCAGATATAGTTAGTGGACCAGCTCAAAAATTTGTTGATTTATTAGGTAAACTAGCTTCAAACGCTTCTTTAATTAAAGGTATATTTTATACAATAGTAGGTTTAGCAAGTGCTTTAGCTGCTTCTATGATTGTAACAGCAGCTGTCACTAATCCTGCTGGTTTTTTAATAGGATTAGCTGCTGCATTTGGAGGTATAGCATTTTTAAAATCAGCAACGAGTACTCCACCTCCAATTGAGAAAAAAGGAGATGTAATGTATGATCCTAATGGAGGCCTTATAGTATCTTCCCCTCAAGAAGGAGCATTATTTCAATTAGCTAAAAAAGACGGAATGATGGCAGGTCCTGTAACTACTAATACTGGAGGTGGAGGAGAAAACAATAAAGCTATAGAAGAACAAAATGCATTATTTGAAAAATTCATTAATAGACCTGTAAAAGTAGACGTAGGTAATTTCTTTAATGACTCAGCTAGATCAGCAGTTCGAATTCAATAATATTTATAATAAAACAAAACAATGGGAATACTAACAAAACTTCAAACTCAAGGCTCATTACTAACTAATTTAGATGGGTCTACACCAAACAAATATAGTGGAATAAATTCAGTTCTAAATCCTGAATCTTTAAAAGGTTCACAATTAGATTTAAATGGAACTACCCCAGACAAATATTTAGACAATCTACCTAAATAATAAATGGGATTACTTAATCTAAAAACAGATCTTAAGTCTCTCAAGTATGGTAATGATCAACGTGGTGGTGGTTCAAGTAACCAACCATACATAGTCACTCCTATACCTGATGGATATGCTGATACTTCGCCAGATTTTATATTGCGTAATGGATATCTTTCTAATCCTATTAGTTTGGCTCAAGATGTTAGTGGATTTATTCCTGTAAATTCTGTACAGGATGTTAGTAGATTAACTAAATTATTTGCAGATACTAAATCTCCTAATGGTCTTTTATTTATTGCTAAACAAGAACTTTTAGAAAGACAAAATGTAGAAATACCTGGTGGATTTGGTAGAGTTTATAATCCGGCAGGTACACTGGCTCAAGCGGCTGTGTTATCTGGTGGTTACCACTTGAATAAACAAGGATTAAATCCATTTCAACGAGGATATTTTAATGGAGGAGAAAATGGATATTATCAAACTACTTTAAATGATTATAAAGTAGATATTAATAGATTAACATCATTATATTATAAACAATCTTCTCAAGCGGCGCTAACTGGAGAAAATTTTACTACTCAAAATAAATCATATAAATATTATAATATAAGTGCTGATGGTGAGTCAACCAATATGATTTCATACGATGGAGGACCAGGAAGTGTATTAGGTGTAGGTAAAACTAATATTAGATTTACAGGTACAGGATATAGAGAAAGAACTAATAATTCAATAGTTAAAACAGATGCTTTAGAGATTTTTAAAAGATTTACCCCAAGAAAGGACACTCTTCCTAATTTTAATACAGATACTGGAGCTTCTGTACGTTATATTACACCCGCTCAAGGAAATGGAAGTACGCTTTTAACATCATTAAATAATACATACAATCCTGGAATAAGTGAATATGGAGGTGGAAGTATAGGAAATTTTAATAGAGAATATACATATGACACTTCATATACTGAATATAAAAGTATACCTCCAAAAAAAGATCCTAATTCTTTTTATGCTGCGGATGAAATTAATGCTTCTAGAATATTATTTTCTGATAGAGATGATATTATTGATGAATATAAAAATAAGGATTTAATTAAATTCTATTTTGAAGTAATAAACAATGATACTATTGAGGATACTGAGAATAGTTATTTATTTTTTAGAGCATATATTAATAATTTAGGTGATAGTTATAAAGCTGAGTGGCAATCTTACAAATATGTAGGTAGAGGTGAAAATTTTTACAAATACGGTGGCTTTTCTAGAGATATTTCATTATCATTCACAATATATGCTCACTCAAGAAAAGAAATGATACCACTTTATAATAAATTAAATTATTTATTAGGAACAACAGCCCCAAGTTATTCAGGTGCTGGTTTAATGAGAGGTAATTTTATAAAAATGACTGTTGGGGATTATCTATTAGATGTTCCTGGTATTATTCAAAGTATAAATTTAAAACCTAGTTTTGAAGCAGGATGGGATATTAATAGAGATAAATATGAAAATGGAAAACTATTTACATATGATGAGGATAATAGAGATGATGAAAATGGGACTAAATTTGTAGGTCAAATCCCACGTTTAATAGAAGTAGATTTATCATTCACTCCAGTTCATTCATTCACACCTCAAATTGGAGCAAGTTTTATTAGAAATATATAAAATGAATAGATATCAAAACATACCAATAATAAAAAATTCAACAGGTACTCGTTATTATAGAGATAATAAGTACCCACGAATTCCTTTATCTGTTAATGATATTTATGCTATATCAACATCAGGAGATAGATTTGATTTATTAGCACAACAATATTATGGTGACTCATCTTTGTGGTGGATTATCTCTATCGCTAATGAAAATTTATCTCAAAACTCATTATATATACCTGAAGGAACTCAAATTAGAATTCCTTCAAATCCCTCAGCAATTGCAAGTAGTTATAACCAGTTAAATTCTTAATTATGGCTTTATTAGGAGAAAGTTTTGAACCTTGGGTAAAAGAACAAATTGATTTACGTCAAGATATATTAAGTGGAAAAAAAGATAATATTGGTAGTTCATTTACTAGAGATCAAGAATTAAAATATACTTTATCTAAATCTCCATTTATACGTTTAACTTCTGGAGTTAATATTGATAGTGGTGATAGTGGAACAGCTAAAATCCAAAATTTAGGATTCAAAGATGATGCTACTAATTATTTAGGTAATAAATTAGCCTCTAAATATATTTTATTTTCTTCTAGATTTGATAATGAATTCACTAAGGGTGTTAATTATGAAACATTAAGTCCATCATATGGTTTTTCTTCTGATCCTGAGTATGGATTAGTTCCACCTCCTGGTATTTTATCAGTAGATGTTAGAGCATTAAATAGAGGTTCATTACGAGAAGCTACTATAAAAATAGTATGTCATAACCTATCACAATTTAAAGTAATTGATACTTTATTTTTAAAATTAAGATATTCTTTATTATTAGAATGGGGCCATACTGTATATTTTAATAATGATGGTAGTTTAGCTTCTCCTTTAAGTATACCTAATATTTCAACTGAATTTTTAAAAGGAGATTTTACTCAAGAAACATTATTGGATAAAATTGAAAGTGAAAAGAAAAAATCATTTGGTAATTATGATGCGTTTTTTGGTATAATTAAAAATTTTGATTGGCAATTACTTGAAAATGGTAGCTATGATATTACTGTTAAAGCTATTTCTACAGGTGATGTTATTGAATCTTTAAAAGTTAATACTAATTATCCTTTCTCTAAAAGAACTGAAGGGGATAATCCAGAACCTATATATTTAAAATCTACTTTACATAAAATATTAGGTGATATAAGACAAAAAATTAATGATGGAGGACCAGGAGCACCTGGGTATTTAAATGGGTTTAAAACTTCTCCTACAGATAATTCATTAGATACCGGAACAATTAGTAGTTTTACAGATTTTTTATACAATTATAAAAGAAGTGGAGATAATATAAATGTTACTTCACCAAATGATGATTTAACTACAAATGAAGGATTTAGAATTTGGTTTGCAAATCTTGAAAAAATAAAAGGTGCAGATGG